TGTAGCATCATTTAACGGGGCTACAGGGGCCATCACAGGCGTTTCTAGTTTCAATGGCGCCACAGGTACAGTTAATGGCGTATCATCTGTAAACGGTTCCACAGGGGCTGTAACGGGTATTGCTACAACTGCTGCCACAGTTGCATCTTTTAATGGTGCAACGGGTGCAGTGACAGGTGTTAGCTCTGTCAATGGTTCCACTGGTGCAGTTACTGGTTTAGCACCAACTGCTTCACCAGCATTTACTGGAAGCGGAACTGTTAATACTGCCAGATTGGGTGGAGTTGTTGGTGGACAAGGTACCCTCTCTGCTACCTCCGCTATAACAGTAACTCATGGATTAGGTGTTCAACCATCTGCAATAACTGCAACAATTCAATCTAATACTTTTACTGCAGCACGACAATCAATGATTTACGTAAGTCAACCTGGCACACCTAGTGCAACAACTTTTACGGTATACGCCTCAACTGGTACGGCTGGTATTGCATCAGCCTTTGCATGGATAGCGGTAGCATAATGGAAAATGATTACATTTGGTACGACATAACTTGCCACACAGATGGATGTAGGCATCAAGATATTACTATTTACGGTGCTGGCCCTAGAGAAACTGAATTTATGTGTGGTCCTTGTGGTCAAAGAGTAAGTGACTGGAAAGTTTCAGAGGACCAAACAGGTGGCATGTAGAACAGGTTGCCCTACCCAAGACTGTCAATCGTACGCAGACTGCTGTAAAGGTGTAGCTATAAACAAGTCGTCATTACGCCCATAGTATGATAGGGTTGCGGTGTGAAGATTGCAGTTTATACCATAGCTTTAAATGAAGCAAAACATGTAGCTCAATGGGCAGAAGCAACTAAAGATGCAGACTATAGGTTAGTCTGTGATACAGGATCAACAGACAACACAGTTGAACTACTCAAGAAACATAAGATTGATACCTATAAGATTAGTGTTAAGCCGTGGCGCTTTGATAGCGCACGAAATACAGCACTAAATTTAGTACCAGATGATGTTGATGTTTGTTTAATCCTAGACATGGACGAAGTTCCAGAGCCAGGTTTCTTTGATAAGGTGCGTGAACAATGGACTTCGACAGCGAATCGTGGTTGGGTTGGTCTGAATACTGGCAGTACTTGGGCAGCCGACAGGCTACATTCGCGCCAGGGATTCGTATGGAAGTACGCATGTCATGAAGTTGCTGTACCTAGCATGGGTACAGTAGTTGAGTCTTGCGTAATTGATGGTGCACTTATAACCCATCAACCAGATAACACTAAGTCTCGCGGTAGTTACCTTCCTATGTTGGAAGCAACTGTAATAGAAAATCCTAATGACCCACGAATGCTAGTTTACCTAGCCCGTGAGTATTACTTTCATTCAAGGTGGGAAGATGTCATCAGAACAGCAAGAACCCTCAGAGAGCTGGATACTGGTTGGGATGTTGAGCGCGCTGCTACTTGGCGTAACGCTGGTTTTGGTTTTCAGCAACTAGGCAACATCGAAGAAGCAGAACAGTGGTATCTACTTGGTACTGAAACTGCGCCAAACCAAATGGAAACTTGGTTCTCCCTAGCCCAGTTCATGTACACACAAGAACGCTGGGAAGAATGTTTAGCTGCCACAGAAAAAGGTTTAGCCCTAAAGGTAGACACACACTATCTTGCTGATGAGTCAACCACATGGCGACTGCATGACTTAAAAGCCATTGCTTGCTGGAACCTTGGCAAAAAAGGTTCAGCTAAAAAGCATGCACGTACTGCTTTGGAAATGAATCCAGAGGAGCAACGCCTTAAAGATAACTACGCCTTCATGGTGAGTTCTGTTGTAAAGGAATACAAAGATGGCCTGTAGAACGGGTTGTTTAACTAAAGACCACGCCACATGGGGCGATTGTCTTCGTGCTTCCAACATTGAAATGAATGCTGGAGATGCTTCCTCAACCAAGGCTATGTCTAAGTCTAAGTGGAATGGTGAACTTGATGCTTACCAGGCTGCTAGAGACCAAGGCATTCAACCTGCTGGTACTCGCATGGGTCAGATCAAGGCTGCCATTGAAGCCAGTGACAAACTTGGCAGAGCTTACGATGCAGGCAACATGCCTAAGGCTGAGTCAATAACTAAAGCACATGGTGCTGTTATGAAAGAAGTTGGTATGTAATGGTTGCTAAAAAAGATCCACGTTTAGAACGTGCTGGTGTTTCTGGATTTAACAAACCAAAGCGCACACCTAGCCACCCAACTAAATCACATGTTGTTGTGGCTAAAGAAGGTGACAAAGTTAAGACCATTCGATTTGGTCAGCAAGGTGTTACTGGTTCCCCAGATGGCTCTAAGCGCAATGAAGCGTTTAAGGCTCGCCATGCAAAGAACATTGCCAAAGGCAAAATGTCTGCAGCGTACTGGGCCAATAAGGAGAAATGGTGAAGAAGCAAGTCTGGGATAAACCAAACCCTAAAGCAAAATCCAAACCTTTAACATCAAGTCAAAAGGCCAGTGCTAAGGCTAAAGCCAAATCTGCTGGAAGACCATACCCAAACTTAGTGGACAACATGAATGCCGCTAAAAAGAAAGGTAAGTAAACATGGCAAAGTACAACGAAAAAGCCGACAAGAAGCAAGATGCAAAAGTAATGAAAGGCATGACCGCTGCTCAGAAAGCAAAGTTCATGAAGGCTGACAAAGCTATGGACAAGAAGCCTATGACTGCAAAGCAGGACATGAAGGCAGATAAAGCCGTTGCTAAAAAGATTATGAAGAAGAGCAAGTAATGGCTGCTGAACCTAAAGGTTTTAAAAACGTACAAAAATCAATCGCCAAGAAGCAAGGTATTCCTATGAAGAATGCTGGAGCAATCTTGGCAGCGGGAGCGCGTAAGGCTTCCCCTGCAGCAATTAAAAAGAATCCAGCCCTTAAAAAGGTAACTGGCGTAAAGAAGGGTAAGTAAATATGTGCGTGGAATGCGGATGTACAGATAAGAAAACTGCCTCTGGTCTTGAAAGCAAGACTGGTCGCCCTGATCTACCTAGCGGTGGCTACTCAGGCGTTGGCGGTTCTCCAATCAAGAAGCAAGGTAAGTAATCATGGCTGCTGGTGATGGTCGTACCCTCCAATACCACATGAATCGTTTGGCTGGGACATTAGACTCTAGTAACGTCCCACGTTATGACGCTCAAGGTGCTGCAAATTTGTATGCTGGCACCAGCGGTCTTGATATTAAGGGTGCCCTGAACGCTAAGGCTGGTACATCTGGTCTTGAAATCCAGGGCGCTCTTAACAAACTGGCTGGTACTTCTGGCCTTGGTGAAAACGAAGCGGCAGCGAGGATTGTCTAATGACTAATTTTAAAGACTTAGTTGACGAGGTACTGATTTCAGTATCTGGTTATACTCAGCGTCAAGATCAAGCAACATATTTAACTTCTGATATTACGGATGCCACTTCTACCCCTTGGGTACAGAATAGCTTAGATGCTTACTACTCTTTCACTGTTGCCGATGGTACTACATTATCTCGTGGTACTGTTGAAATTGGCGATGAATTGTTTTGGATTGATAATTTTGACCGTACAAACAATCGTGCTTATATTTCTCCACAGGGTCGTGGGTTCCGTAACTCAAACATTTCCATTCATTCCATTGGTGATCGTGTAGTTATCTCTCCTGTTTACCCTCGCGTGATAATTCAAAAGGCTATCAACAATGCTATCAATGGTGTATACCCCGACTTGTTTGGTATTTACTACACCACATTCCCATTTGTTGCAGCACGTAACACTTACCAAATGCCAACCGAAGCCATTGATGTCATTCAAGTTACTTGGCAAACCGTTGGTCCTACCCGCGAATGGCTACCTATTCGCCGTTGGAAGATTGACAAGGTTGCTAACGTTGCTACATTCAACACTGGTAAAACTTTATCTATCTATGATGGCATCGTTCCTGGACGTACAGTAAACGTTGTTTACACAAAACGCCCAACAGAACTATTGCTTGACTCAGATCTATTTACCGATACTGGTTTACCTGACTCTGCCCGTGAAGTAATTACTCTTGGTGCCGCTTATCGTATATCTGCATACTTAGATACTGCCCGCGTTACTGCGATGTCAGTGGAAGCAGATGCCCTAGATCAGTCTACTCCTTCAGGTGCTGGTGCTCAGGCTTCTCGTTATTTCTTTGCCCAATACAAAGATCGCTTGTCTGTCGAAATGCGCCGTCAGCAAGAACTATTCCCAACCCGCGTTCACTACACACGATAGGTAAATCATGGCTACTCCAAACCGTTATTACTCCTCAAATGCTATTGATACATCTTTAGTTTTTGGTATCTCCAATAGCGATACGCAAATTGTTCTTGCAACCACTGCTGGCTACCCTACTTCTTACCCATTTACTTTGGCTATTGGTTTTGATACCAGCTCTGAAGAACTTGTTGATGTTACTGGTGTTGGTTCTGTAACTAACTCTTACACAATTACCAGAGGAGTTGATAGCACCTCTGCTGTTTCTCACTCTGCTGGTGGTGTTATTAAGCATGTTGTTACTGCTCGTGACTTGCGTGAAGCGCAAGCACATATTGCTGCGACTACAAGTATTCATGGTATTGCTGATACTTCTGTTCTTACTACAACAACCAATACACAAACACTAACCAACAAAACCATAACTGGTGGAACGGTTAATGCAACCGCACTTCAACAGGGTGGAGTTGCTGCTGTACTTACAACCGATACAAGACTTAACCCAGTCGGAGTTACCCTTCCTTATGCTGGTTCCTCAGCACCTACTGGCTATCTTCTTTGTGATGGTGCTTCTGTTAGCAGAACTACTTATTCAGCATTGTTCGGGATTCTTGGTACAACTTATGGTTCTGTTGATGGATCAACATTCAATGTACCTAACTTAAAGGGCAAGATTCCAGTTGGTAGAGATTCTGCTCAAGCAGAGTTTGATACTCTTGGTGAAACTGGTGGAGAAAAGACTCACGTATTAACAACTTCAGAGATTCCTTCACATAGCCATACAACCCCAGCACTATCTGGAAGTTTCACTTCTGGAGGTCAGTCAGTTCCTCATACTCATACAACTGATATTGCTCACGGTCACGGTAATACTTTTGCTGCAACTCAAAATAGTCACGCACATAGCGTTCCAGGAGTTCCAACTGGTTACACTTCTCAAAGAGTTCTTAACAGTGCTGGTACTGGTGGTGCTTCTGTAACTTCTTCTGGATCAGTAAATACAGACTCACTGGCGCCACTTATTGCAATAACAGGTGGCGTTACAGCGCTAGGTTCAACCCCAACTGGTTCTGGTAATGGAAGCGTAGACCATAACCACACAACAACTGTGTCTTTTGCTGCAGGCACTTCTGGTACTGCTGGTACTGATGGAGCACATAACAATCTTCAACCATACATTGTCCTAAATTACATAATTAAATACTAGGAATTTAAATGACAACAGTTGGATTAACCGCTTCAATTACTGGCGTTACAATAACAAATGTTACTGGACCCCCAGCATACCAATCAGTGGTATTCACGGCAGCCAATACATTTAATGTTGGTGCTACTGGAAACATTGTTAATGGTGTAAACATTACTGGTATCACACCATCTACTTTAAATGTTTCTAATGCTCAAATTGCTTCTAGCACTTCAACAAATTTTACTGTATTGCTTCCTGCTGGAACAGTATCTGGTACATACAGTAGTGGTGGAACCGCAACAACTTTTTACTTTAATGAAACAAGTTTAACGGATCCAGCAATACCAACACGAAGCATAACAGAAAATGTTATTGACCACATTGGTTTACCTCAAACTGTTAATGTTCTTTACCAGAATACTAATAGTATTTATGACGTTGCCATTGGTGGACAGCCGTATTACTTAGCAGCTTCTAATAAGTATCCATACACCCGCGAAACAGCAACTTACAAACGTACTCAGTTAGATACAACTCAAGCTCCAGGCGAGCAGACCTTTGAGGGTTGGTGGCTTCGGTCCCAATCTTCTTGGCATCTTGGTGCAAACATTAAATACTTTGAACCTTTGCAAGGTGCTGATGTTATTTACCGTTTCAATAAGTCTGTTGGTATTGATCCTTGGACTCCTGGTCAGATCTCCCTATTGCCAGATGTTACTAAAGTTTTAACCACAACTGGTGGAACAAACATTGTAGGTGGCATTGATGGAAACAATGTTTCATGTGTAATTGTTTCTGATGGTTCTGCATTAAAACGAATTGACTCAACAGGTGCTGTGTCTACGGTAACTTACGGTGGTTCGGGTTCTGACATTTTGTCCATCACACAAGATGGAACAAACTACTATGTTGCTAACTCAACTGGTATTTACAAGGGTCTATTGACTGGTGTTGGCACTGGCTCACTAATTTTTACTTACCCTTCATCCGTTGGAACTATTGCTAACGTATCCATTGGCTGGGTCAAGCAACGCTTAATGGCTGGTGTAAATAATTATTTATTCCAGATTGTTCCTGTTACATCTAAAGCTGCTACGGCTGCACAGTTGTACAAGAACCCTTCAAGCGGTGTATACACTGCAACCGTAACGTTCTCTGCAAAGCATGATTTTAGTGTTGGCGATCCTATTACGTTAGCAAGTTTTGCTTCACCATTTACATCATTTAATATATCAACAACTGTTACAAGTATTACTAGCACTACAATTTCATTTAGCATACCTAGTGCTACAGCAGAAATTGCTTATGCAACTGTATCTGCTGGAACTGTAACTTTAACAAACAATACAAGTAATCCTAATTACATCCACCCTAATCCTAAGTGGATTTTTACAGCGATAGCTGAGGGCCCAACTGGTATTTACTTCTCTGGTTATGCTGGCATTGCATCATCTATTATTAAACTTACACTTAATACTGATGGAACTATTCCAACATTAACCAGCGCTGTAACTGCTGCAGATTTTCCTGACGATGAGCATGTTACTAGTCTTGGCATATACCTTGGCAAGTTTGTTCTCATTGGAACCAACAAGGGTATTCGTGTTGGAACTATTGACTCATCTGTTTATGGTGGCGGTTACATTACCTACGGTCCGTTAACATACTTGCAACCAAGTACAGCTCACATTAATGGATTTGCTTTCCGTGACCGTTTTGCTTACGCAACTGTTACCGAAGACATTGATGGTAGTTCTGGACTTATCCGCATTGACTTGTCACAGCAACTTTCTGATGGCAAGTTTGCCTGGACCTATGATCTTAATTCTGGGGTTGTTGGTAACTGTGATGGTGTTTCTTTCATTGGCGAAACTGGTCGCGCTGCATTTATTGTTGACGGCCAAGGTGTTTACTTCCAGCATGCAACCAACAAGGTCGCTTCTGGGTACCTTGATACTGGTGCTATTCGTTACAACACCATGGAAAAGAAACACTTCAAGTTAGTTAAGATCCGCACATTGTCTCCTCTAACTGGTAGCATTTCTATATCTACAATTACTAAGTCTGGTGCTGTAACCAGTATTAGCAATGCTGCCTCTGATGCTGCAGTAGATCAAGACTTCTCGACTAACCTTAACTCTGCTCAAGAGCAACTTGCTTTTAGGTTCCAGTTAAACCGTAACTCAACTGATGCAACCATCTCTCCAGTTATGGTTGGCTATCAGATTAAGGCACTACCTGCCAACAAACGTACACGTAGTTTAAACATTCCTGTTATGTGTTATGACTTTGAATCAGACAGATACAACATTCAAACTGGTTACGAAGGTAGAGCTTGGGATCGTTTGTCTGCACTAGAGCAAGTTGAAGGTGACGGCAATACTGTCACCATTCAAGACTTTACAACAGGTGAACAGGTCGAAGGCCTTATTGAAAAGATTACCTTCGAGCGTGTAGATCCACCAGACCGCCGCTTTAAAGGTTTTGGTGGAGTCGTAATGGTTCAAATCAGGACAACCAATGCCTGATATTTTTACAAACAATACATTATCCATACTCCCATACATAGTTGCCGCTATTGCAGGACTCTGGGGTTTCTGGCGAAAGATGGAAAAGAATCAGCAAGACGCACAGATTAGGTCGGTGAGGATGGAAGATAGGTTGCATCGCATAGAGTCCCAGTTTGGACCTAACGGTGGTGGGTTGCGTGAAGCAGTCAATCGCATCTCTGAGACTGTAAACAAAATGGATAACAAATTAGATTCTTTAGGTAGAGAACTCTCTCAACTTAAAGGTGAGTACGAACAACACATAAGGGAAAACGTAGATGAATAATAATACTAAGAAGTTTTTGTCAGCAGTTGCAGAGCGAGCAATCAAAACTTTTGCTCAAACTTTTGTTGCTTCCATCGGAGCTAACACAGTGTTTGCTGTATCTGGTCTTCAAGCCCTACAGATTTCTGCTAGTGCAACCGTTCTTTCGGTAATGACATCCTTTGCTTCAGCACAGTTTGGTCCACACGGCCCTAGCCTTGCTGCAGAAACTGTTATTAATGACCAGATTGCAGGTCACTAATGATTCCTGTAGATAAGAAGTTTAAAGTTACCTTAGGCTATGGCGTTAAGTCAGGCGCATACGTAGGTGGAGTTCATAAAGGTGTTGACTTTGGAGTGCCAGTAGGTACACCAGTTGTTGCCATGAATGATGGTGTTGTTACTGCAAACCATTGGGGTGCAGCATTTGGTAATCATGTTGTAATTGCACACATTGGATTCCCTGACGGCACACCTGGTCTATGGGCTGGCTACATGCACCTATCTTCAATCAAGGTAAAGCCTGGTCAGCGTGTTAAGCGTGGACAGATCATTGGAGCTTCGGGTGCAACAGGGCACGTTACAGGTCCACATCTTCACATTGAGATTCAGAATAGCAATGGTGGGTGGAACGCCCTCAAGTCGGTTGACCCACAGAAGTGGATTAACTGCTAAGTAAAGTTAGGGCTAGGAAGCCCACAGCGGGACGCTAAGGCATTTAAAGGGTCATCTGGTACTTCGGTATCAGGTGGCCCTTTTTTGTCGTTCCTGGGGCTTTATAGATTTTGTTGCCTTAAATAAACCCATTGGATAAAGGACTTTATTTTTCGCTAATTTCAGGGGTAATCATTCTGACCATCAAGTTAGCTGTGGCATGTGCTTCGGCACATAATGCTGCAGCCCTGATGTCTGATTTCTCTTCGGTAAAGCATGATTGAATGTGGCTATTTTCATCAGCCTTGAAAGCCTCAAGAAAGTCAAGAAACTTTTTTAAGTCTTTAGACTTAGTTACTAACTTGGCAGCTTTAATTAATGCTGCATTTGTTTCTTCACTCATTGCTTCTCAATTCTGTAAAGTGGTATAACATTGGGGTTTAACCACACTGCATTGTTTAACTTGCGGCGCAAGCCGCATTGTTCATTGTTTCGCTCGCTCTGCTCGCAGTATAATCCTTCCCCGTAGAGGTTTGTCAAATCACGGCGCGATACGCCTGCAAACTAACCAATTTGCATTGTGCGTTCATTGTGTGTAAAGTCTGTGTCATGGGATTATTAAAAGAACAAACAGTAGGACATAGATCCTTCTCGTCATTTACATCTTGGGTACAGTGCGGTAAAAAATGGCAACTTGAAAGAGAGCTACACGCACCTACTCAACCAGCATGGGCTTTAGTCGGGGGATCTTCGGTTCACCTTGCGCTAGAACGCTACCTCAGAGAAACATTGGAGCAAGATACAAATGTCTAAAGCACAGCTACTATGGGCCGAAGCGTTCAATGATTGCATTGGTCAAGAACAAGAAAAGTCTGGGGTTAATCCTTTAGACTGGAGAGCATCAGGACGTGCGAGCAAAGCCTACCCAGATAAAGAGAACGGCGATTGGTGGGCTGAACAAGGTCCTATCATGGTGCAGAACTTTATAGAATTTTGGGAGTCATCGGGCTGGCAGGTCTGGACAACACCAGAAGGAATACCTGGTATTGAAATACAGTTCAATGTCATGTATGGTGATGTTCGCATCAAAGCATTTGCTGACATGATTGCTGTTACACCAGCAGGGGAACTTGCCGTAGTGGACTTCAAGTCAGGTGCAAGTATGCCAGGCAGTGACATGCAGCTAGGGTTATATGCAACCGCTATGGAAAAGCAGTTTGGTATTCGCCCAAGTGTGGGTTACTACTACGATGCACGAAAAGTTATGATGATACCAGCGCAAAAACTGGACATTTGGACAGCACCACTGTTCACCGAATTGTTTAGACAGTTTGAGGAATCAGTACAACGTCAGGTATTTTTACCTAACACCAATAACTACTGCTCATCATGTAGCGTTAAAGATTATTGCTACATTCAGGGCGGGGAGTTTGCACACTTAATGGATCCACTATACGCAATAGCACAGCAAAAGGAAACAAATGTTTAGCAACAGTAAAAAGAAAATTCAGATGTTACAAGACGAATTGTACATTGTAAAACTAGAGAATGTATCACTTCGTTCACGCCTTGCAAAGGCAACAGCAAGAGAAGTAATTGTTAAGTCAACCAAGCCTAAGAAGGCAACAACTACAAAGAAAGAAGCAAAGTAATGAGTAACGGAAACGTAGCCTTACAGGCTAACTTTAAGACAGCATCTGGCGCATTGCTTAATGTGTACGGTGAAGATGCAACAGCATTCGAGTTCAATCTTAAGTGCTTTGTTGCCCTTGTACCAGAAATTATTGCTGCCGAACGTGCACTACAGACTGGCGTAGCACCAGCACCAACATCAGCAGTTGATACCGTAGTGGCATCGCTAGGTGGTCAGGTAATTAGCCAGACACCAGCACCACAAGCACCAGTAGCACAGGCACCAACAGGTAGTAGTGCACCATCATGCCGTCACGGTGTAATGCAGCACGTTGATCCAGCTAATAAACCATGGTCAGGTTACTTTTGTCCACAGCCTAAAGAGGCTACCGACAAGTGTGCACCTATTTTTGATAAGAAGTAAGCCATGGTGGTACGCAAGGGAACTAAAGTTCATCCTGCTACCTTCGGCCTTGTACTCAGGTTAAAAGATCGCTGGGGTTTTACCTATGATGACCTCAGCGATCTACTTGAAGTAACCCCAAGTCGGGTTCAGCAGATAGTTTTACAACAACGCAAAAAGACAGGAGAGTCGCATGCTTACACTTGCCCAGGCTGCCAACAGGCAGAAGAGCGGGGCGCAACTCTTACCTGATTTGTTTCCAGCGTTAGCCAGTGATGGTGTGAGATTCCGTAGGGGTCAGGTCACTATGATTGCTGGTCAACCTAACAGTGGTAAGTCTTTGCTTGCATTGTTCTATGCGCTTAAGTCAAATGTACCAACATTGTACGTCAGTGCTGATACAGATGCTTATACTACAGCTATTCGTGCCTCTGCAGTTATTACAGGTAATCAGGTTTCTAATGTAGAAGAAGCATTTAGCAGTGGTAATGGATACGAGTTCTATCAAGATGAGTTAAATACACTCAAGCACTTGCAGTTCTCGTTTGATCCTAGCCCAACGCTTGATGACATTGACATAAGCATTCAAGCCTACGGTGAAGCATTTGGTGAGTATCCTCACTTGATTATTATTGACAACTTGATGAACGTAGCTGCTTTACACGACAACGAGTGGACTGGTATGCGTGACATAGCCAAGGCCATGCACCACGTTGCCCGTAAGACTGATGCTGCAGTATTTTTGTTGCACCATACGTCCGAAGGTGAAGGCAGACCAGAGTATCCACCATCGCGTAAGTCCATCCAGGGTAAGATCAGTCAGTTGCCCGAGATGATTCTTACTGTAGCTATGGATCATGAAACTAGCGAGTATCGTATTGCCTGTGTTAAGAACCGCTTTGCTAAGAACTCAGCAAGTGGTGCTAACTTTACAGTGTTGTATGCAGACGCATCACGCATGACGTTATACAATGATAGGCAAAGCGTTGCTGGCGCAGAACATTGGAGGGGAATAACATGAGTTACAAAGTTTATGTAACCAAGAAGTGTATTCACTGCAAGGAAACTGGAACGCTAGTTATCTGGGAAGATGACATGACTAGGTATCTTAATGGTGCTTTAGCTCATGACGCTTTTCCTGATCTGATTGCACCAGTACGCGAACAAATAATTAGTGGCACTCATCCTGAGTGCTGGACTGAAATGTTTAAGGATTATGATGGCAAGTAAGCAAGCAGCAGCAAAGGCAAGGGGAAGTCATTTTGAAACATCAGTGCTCAAGTGGTTGCGAGGCAAAGGAATTTTGGCAGAGCGTCTCAGACTTGCAGGAAAGGCAGACGAAGGTGACATCGTTTGTTTTGTGTCAGGATCACCTTACGTCTTGGAACTCAAGGCAACTGCAAAACTTGACCTCCCAGGGTTCTGGCGTGAAGCCATTGTTGAGGCAGAGAACTATGCCAAGGCGCGTAACATCACTCCTGTGCCACCTGCGTATGTAATTGTTAAACGCCGTCAGGCCAGCATTGACCAAGCATGGGTAGTACAAACACTTGAACAATTTGTTAGGGAAGAACGATGAACACTAAGTTTATTTTAGACCCAGCTTCATCAATGCGTTCATTTTATTTTGATAAAACAGATGAGCGAGTGGTGTTTGGGGACATAAGAGAAAATGAAGAACATTTACTAACAAATGGACAAACTATAAAAATTAAACCAGACATAGTTATGGATTTTAGGGAACTTCCATTTGAAGATAATAAATTTGAAGCAGTTATTTTTGACCCGCCACATCTTTTTAATCTTTCTGAAAAATCTTGGATACGAAAGAAGTACGGAGTGCTTGATAAAGAAACTTGGCAACAAGATATTTCTCGGGGATTTTCTGAGTGCTTTCGAGTATTGCGGGGGGGGGGTACTTTGATTTTTAAGTGGAATGAAACATCAATACCTCTTAAAGAAATCTTAAAATTAACAAATCAAAAACCTATACTTGGCCACCCATCTGGTAAAAGAATGGGAACTCATTGGGTTTTATTTATTAAAGACGAGTTGGTAAACAATGAACACTGAACAATGGAATGAACGTGCCGACTGGGTGCAGTACGGCATAAGTAAGGGATGGGTAACAGACAGTATCTGTGCTACCCATGATGGTACTTATGAGTACATGTCCAAAGAAGAGCAAGAGCAATGGGATGAGGGTGGAGATCCATGCGACTTGGTGCTCAAACTATTGTGAAAGATAAACCTGACCTTGCCACGGTACTGGAGCACTACGGTGCAACAATACCTAATAAGTATGGCTACATCTCAATGCGGTGTGTGCTACATGATGACACACAAGCTAGTGCTACCGTAAATATAGATAAACAAAAATACTATTGTTTTGTATGCCAGTTCAATGGTGATGTATACTCAGTAGTCCAATTCAAAGAAGAGATAGGATTTAAAGATGCTGTCACAAGAGCAGAAATTATTGCTGACGGAAACCGCAAACAAGTACGCCAAAGCACTGGATCATCAGACGGCCTCTTACCTGCTAGGACGGGGAATAACAAAAGAAGCCGCAGGTACGTTCCTCCTAGGTACGGTCAATGAACCCGCGCCAGGTCATGAGCATGCTGTTGGGTGCCTTAGTATCCCTTATCGTACTCCCACTGGGGTTGTTGGTATCAAGTTTCGTAAAGTTGACGGGGGTTCTCCTAAGTATCTTTGGCCTACTGGTCAAAAGGTTGGTCTATATAATGTTGTGGACATTCATGATAGCTCGGATGTCATTGCTATTTGTGAGGGCGAACTTGATAGCCTTGTCATGTCTGCTCTTGTTGGTGTACCCGCGGTGGGGATTGCTGGTGTTTCCCAATGGAAGCCCTGGTTCCCGAAAATGTTCGAAGGCTTTGACCGCATTGTTATCTTTGCAGATAACGACCTTAAAGAAGATGGCAGAAATCCAGGCATGGAACTCGCAAAAAGAATTAAAGAAGACTTGGACAAGGCTGTAGTGATCTCATTACCAGAGAACAAAGATGTCAATCAGGTATACTTGGATGGTGGAGCTGACTGGCTACGAGAAAGGGCACTAGCGTAGAATAATGACAATCTTGGCAGCCTTGACCCATGAGGGTAAGGTATACATGGGTGCGGATCGAGGAATGTCTGACAAAGACTTCATTGGTTCTATTGTCACACCCAAAATACGCAAGGTGGGTCAGTTACTCATAGGGTACTCAGCCTCTCAGGGTACGGGGCAACTGGCTCACCTTGTGACATACCCCGAACCAAACTATGGCAACATAGAAGCATGGCTACGCATAGAGTTCTGCGACTCACTACAAAAAGCAGCAGATTTATTTAAGATTGACATCAATACTGAGGATAATGGGGCAGATTTCTTAGTAGGTTTAAACGGTCGCCTCTTTGAAATCAACACAGAGGACTGGTCGGTGTCTGAATACGACATGATAGCCACAGGTTCAGGCTATGCTTATGCCATGGGATCATTATTTAGTACCAGGGACTGGGATAGCCCACGAAACCGCATTAGAGAGGCTGTGAGAGCCTCTATTCAGTACTCTCCGTCCTGTCAAGGCCCAATAGATGTGCTGGTTGGGTGATTATGGAGTTTTATGGTGGTCCAATGGACGGGAAACCTGTACCTAAAAGCGTACAGGAACAAGACTGGTTAGCTTATACTGTTCAACATGGCAATAATGTAGTAACATATTTATACATGTACGAAGACGACACCGAACGCTTCGAGTTTGCTGGCGAAGAAGAGATTGATGAGGAAGAAGAATGAGTGACAAAGACAGACTGGGAAAATCTAATCACCGCCCTTATTTCGATGGGTTTGGTGATTCAGAAAGTGGATACGATGAATGGGACTATATTAATTTCCGTCCCGCCAGTAAAGAACTAAGCATGAATGCCTTTGCAGCAGACATGTGGGATACCATTGATCTAATGGGTAACTTACTGCTTAGTAAGCAAGAAGATTATGGCCCATTAAACATTAGTCGTGCACCAGGTGGCCCACTTAATGGTTTGCGTGTGCGTATCTATGACAAGATCTCTCGTATTAACAACTTGATTGATAGTGGTCAAGATCCTAAGCATGAATCACTGCGTGATTCTTTCATTGACCTTGCCAACTACGGCATCATTGCTTTAATGGTGCTTGATGGTACATGGCCACAACTAGAGGAAAACTAATGAAAGCAATAGTTTGCATTTCTGATCTGCAAGTACCGTATCATGACAAACGTGCTGTTGCTAACGTAGCAGCTTTTATCAAGGCATTTAAACCCGACACAGTGGTATCTGTCGGTGATGAAATGGACTTTCAAACGATTAGTCGCTGGGCACAAGGAACACCGCTAGAATACGAGCGTACCATTGGTCGTGATCGTGACATGACGGTACAGGTATTGGAAGATCTTAAAGTTGAGCATGTTATTCGCTCAAACCATACTGATCGCTTGTTTAACACGGTTATGATGCGCGCACCAGGGTTGATTTCTTTACCAGAACTAGAAATTGCAAACTTTTTGCGGTTTCCCGAGCTGGGTATCACTTATCACAAGAAACCTTATGAACTTGCACCTAATTGGCTACTTATGCACGGTGATGAGGGCAATATCTCTCAGAATGGTGGTACTACTGCTCTAAATCTTGCTAAAAAGACAGGTAAGAGCATTGTATGTGGTCATACACATAGAATGGGATTAGTCCACCATACTGAAGCGTTCTCTGGCGTTCCTACACGCACTTTATGGGGTATGGAAGTTGGAAACCTAATGGATGCAAAGCAGGCTTCATACTTAAAGGCTGGTATCTCTAACTGGCAGCAAGGTTTTGGTATTTTGTGGGTTGAGGGTAAAACTGTAACACCGCAACTTGTACCGATTGGTAAAGACGGTACGTTTACACTGCAAGGTAAGACATGGGGGAAGTAGCTCGCATGAAACTAACCCCAGACAACATGAGAGCCATGTGTGACTGGGTAGTTGGAGATAAAAGTATTACTTCACACCGCTTAAACACTAACGATGGCCTTGAGATTCTAATTGATGTTGTTGATAAGCATTACACAATACAAGAAAACCAATGGCTTATTAAGTATGAAGATAACACATTTGCGGTGGCTGTTAAATGACCGAACAATGGTTAGAAGAAGCCAACGAAATTGCCTCTAACGTGGCTCGACAGATACATGGCAGGTATGCGGTGTACTTTGATGCCTCCGACATTAAACAGGAACTACTTATCTGGGCGATGAAACGCCAGAGCAAGATTAAGGAATGGTTGAACCCTGAACAGGACACCGCTGACCGCAAGGGTGGCATACGCCAATGCGCTAAGGCCATGCAGCGTGAAGCAGACAAATACTGCCGTAATCGCAAGGCCAAGGCCGTTGGGTACGAAACTCGTGATGAAGCGTTCTATAACTTAGGCGTTATTGAGCAATTAATAGCTCACATGGATGAAATTGACGAACAGAAAGCAGGCATGCAGATTCGTGTGTCTGGTGGTGGCAGTGATCCTGCTACTGGTGGAAATTTCTTAATTTCGGTCATTGATGTACGAGCTGCTATGGAAAAGTTAGATCCGCAGGATCAATTAATACTTGAAATGAGATACCAGGAGAATTTGACACTAGGTCAAATAGCAAATACCTTTGAACTATCAGACACTACCATTCATAGGCGTATCCAATCGTCTTTGAAGCGCATGATGAAAGAGCTAGGTGGCGAAAGCCCTTGGATTTATACACCGCGCAGGGTAATGTCTAACTCTCAGGCTCAAGCAATTGTTTCTGACAATAACTAAATAGATTTCCAATGCTGGAGGGGAAGCTAGTTATTGGGATAAACGAGTGAAGCCTTAGTCCTTCGGGAGACTAAGGCTTTATTCTTTTGGGCATAAGAAAAGCCCCGCCGAGACGGGGCAATCCTTATTTACTTTACTGGCACTTGTGTTTGCGTGCACCCTCAAGGCCGCCAAAAAGTTTCCAGTTGGGATCTGGATTATCCCAATCATCCCAAGCACCTATACCGCAGTAGTGACATTGCCAACTAATGTTTGGCGGTGACCACTCTTTCATTTGCACGCTAACGCCGTTAGGCCAGTAGTTCATACCACGGCTTACACCGTATGGATCTTGCTCGCTCATAATTTTCTCCTATCATAAACTTGTAACAATTTGTTACATAATCTATTATACCATGCTTGTCAAGTACCCTTGTTTTTGGGCGTGTTGCTTTTTAATTATAAGCATGCAAAAACCCCCAACGGATAGGAGTACGCTGGGGGTCTTGCCTTCACACGCGCCCGTGTGGTTCATAGTTAGCGGATAGGGACGCTTAACTAAGATCTATCATACTTGGATCTTGTAGCTTTGCCAAATAGGCACGGCTGCGCTCGTCATACTTAGTGAGCTTAGTCGGTATGTCTTTGATCGCCTGGTTAGATGTTGCGTATGGGCCAATAGCCTTGGCTACACTAAGTGAGGGTTCAATCTGTACTAGCACGTAGGTGTCCCGCTTGGATCGCATACTGTCAATCAGCTCAATGACGGATCTTGCCAGATCATCTACGTTGTCGTGTTCCTGCATAAGCAAGTCAGCTACTGCTTTAATTTCGGTAGGTCTAATTTGTAGCATTAGTCTGTATACTTAATAACTAAAGCTAGGATCAACATAGTTATTACATAAATCATAATTAGTTTCATTTAATTTTTTCCCATTTAGCTATTACTCTAGTTTGCCTATGTCTAGTTTTTTCTTTATGTGATAAGAATTTAGCTATGTTTGCTTGATCTTTAATGGCTTTAACAATAGCTTGCCTAAATAACCATTGGTCTAAGTAATCTGAATCGTCAATAGTTACTTCTAGTTTCCATTTAGTCTTAATGTCTGGCACATAAACTTTAGTTCCGTCATCATAAGTTACAAGTTTCATTAACGTCACCACCCTCTTAGACATTGACTTGAGTGTGTATGTATCCAATGGTTACCTTCTAAATGTTTTTTAGTGGGTGCGTATAGCTCGGTATTGCAGGCACGGCAAGTGTATGTCCATTCCTGACTAAAAAAGTCATAGTGATACATTACTCATCATCCCAATCTGCATCATCATCATACAATTCTGCCCAGCACGGATCACACATACCACTAATGAATCGCTCGCGTATGCCAGGATCGTACTTACTCAATACTTCCTGCGCGTATGCGCCCTGGTTGTATGCGTATAGCTTGTCAGGCGTTATGTTTACGGATGCCGTAGTGTTACAACTAGGGCAGGGATGTGATGTTACCGTGTAATACTGCAAGTCATCAGACTTTACTGGGTTATGTAACTGAAACATTTATTCCTCATCTCGGATCGTGCGAGTATCGTAATCATCCTCACGGTCATAAGCTACGCCGTGGTAGATACGTGCGTTGCACGTAGCGCATACGTCGTATCCATCATCACTATCTATCCATAAGTGCTCATAATTACTCATCAAAATTGTCCAACCATTTGAT